CCCGCAATGGGGGGCGCTGCCTAGGCGCTTTGTCAGCGCTAGGGTGCTGTTGTGGCACCTGTGCCACTTTAGTAGCCCATCGGTCTAACGACGGAGGACCACCATGACAACCCGCACTTTCAACCAGCCGGATACATATGTGCCAGCTGGCTACCTGCCTACTGTGGCCGGTAGTTGTGACGTCATTGAGTCGCCACAATATCCCACGGCTTCTAACTTAGCGTCTGTGACGCGAGGTGCGAAGTCTGGGTCTTCAACCCCCAACTATCACCAACTTTTAAAGTCTGGTGCGTTGCTCCCTCTAAACGGCTATCGCCGCTGGGATTATCGTTTCGTTGCCAATCCTGGCAGCTACACGATATACGGGTTGCAGAGACAGTGCGGTGGTACGTGGTACCCAGTTGTAATCACGTACCAGGGCCTCGTAGTTCCCCCGCTCCTGTGGGATCCCGGTGATGAGGTTCTTGACCTCTCCGAGATCTCACTTAATTATGAAGCGGAGAACTACGATTCACTCATAATCGCCGCAATGGCGGATATGCTACCGGACCTCGACGCGCTTACTACTGCGCTTGAGGCTCGGCAGACCATGGATATGGTAGTGGGGGCCCGAAACGACGCGAAGCGTTTGATCCGTCAAGCGCTCCGTGGCGGCTATTACACCGCCAAAGCTGCGGCTGACGCTTGGCTCGCCTGGAGGTATGGCTGGGAACAGCTTGGTCGTGACGTATCTAACGTCTACGACCTCCTCCAGAAACCGATCCAGTCCCTCGTTGTCGAGGGTAGAGCGGGCGAGTCATTTAGCGAAAGTGAGAGTGTCGAACACCCCTATGTTTGGGGAACATCGAATGGCAGGTATGCCTACGATGTCGACAGTGATGTCAGTGTTCGAGCTAACGCTGTTGGCATGCTTCGAGGGGAGACCCTCAATTTCATAGCCAACCCTCTTACTTCAGCCTGGGAGGTTGTACCTTACAGTTTCGTCGCCGATTGGTTTGTAAACGTCGGCGATGTTCTGGCTGCTTGGCAAGTTAAGCTTTCCATGCAGAGGTTATACCTTTCACTAGGGCATAAGGTGAATATTACCGTAAACGGTAAGTTCGTGGTTGATGGACCGGGTTCAAACCCGACCACAACCGCCTCAGGCTCTAGCAGCTCCGTGGAGAGGTACGAGCTGAAAACGCGAGTACCTACGTCATCTCCATCCCTAGTTCCGTCCTTCAACGTCCGCCTTACCGGCAAACGTGTCTTAGACGCTGCTGCCCTCCTGGCGAAACGTATCCTTTAACTCACATAGGAGTGATATCATGGCAAGTTTTGCCACGACAATTACCGAGTTTTCCGATAAGGAAAACAACCGGACCTATATGGTTTCGGGACACACGGTAGCGGCACCCCGCCTGGTTATCCAGAAGCGTAAGGTGCCAACGGTCTCAAGTGGGGTTGCAGAATCCCATTTGATGGTCGTCTACGGAACCGAAGACGCCGACAGTAATCCGTTGGCGTCCAAGGTTGTGTTCGACGCAAGCGTTCGCTATCCAGCGAACGGTCAGAGTGACGACGTCACGGCGGCTTTGGCCGTTTTCCGCGACTTCGTGGCAAGCGACGAGTTCACCAGCTTGGTGACGTCGCAAGCATATGTCCAATAGAGCTCTTGAATTCCACATTGTGGTAATTTGGCTCTGTCTCTCGGCCGTCTCTTCTGAGGTGGCTTGGAGGCTGGACTTCGGAGGAGTTTTACACTCCCTCCTCTCTGACCTTCTAGGAGGTGTTCACGATGAAACCCCCACTAGGGAAATCCCAAAAGAGATTAAACCCTTTCAGGGCTGCCCTTTGCTTGCTGAGAACCTTGCTCCCCCCCAAGGACGAGACCCGTACTAGGGTCGAGGGGATGATACGAGCGCGAGATGTACCCGCGCTTGCATCACTTGGTAACATCGAGGACCGTGAGTATCAGGTCCACGAGCTCGAGTCTGTTCTGGCGCAACGCCAGATTGCTGCTTTATTCAAGAAGAATGAGCAGTTCTCAGACGATGGCGAATGTACCGCAGCCGCTCGATTAACTTTCGAGCGTGGCGAACGCATTTGCCGGATTACCAACAAGCGGCTAGACCATTTCTTTGAGCATTTAGACCGGGTTGAACCGGAGCTCAGAGGTTGGCTTAGCCGTATGGAAAGGGATATTTCCTTTTTGCTTGGTAATAGAGCCGATTTTGAGGACGCAATGCCCTCATTAATTCGTGTTACCAACGGAGCAACCGAGGACCGTCCGCGCCGCCGTTCTCTACCTTTCCTAAAAATTACGGGAAAGCTGAGGGCGCCGCGTGCGGCGATTTCCGCGTTGGGACGTCTGCTCCTTTATTATGGAGTGGATCTAACCTCCTG